TATCAAGAATTTAGACAAATGCGTCAAAGAACAAAAGACCCAATGAAACTAGCAGATGCTTTAGATAATTTTAGCACTAGCAAAGAATACGCAAATCATGTTAAGCAGATATTAATTAAATACAAAGGCAAGATATGATTAAAATACTAATTAAGATTAACAATTTCTTAGATAGAATTATTTGGAATCATTTTAACAAACTTAGAAACAAGAGATTTAAAAATGGCAAATGAGACTACATCATCAACTTTAGCAGTTCTAATTAAAAATAAAATGAAGGTTAAAGGAACATATAGAGTTTACGGAACTAAAAAACCTAAGAGAAAAAAGAAATGAAAAAACCTATTTGGGAAACTAAAAGACCACCTAATATTGGTAAACCAAAACCATTTAATAAAAAGTCAAAAGCTTATAAAACCGCAAGACGATCAGCAGGTCAAAAATTCGGCAAGAAAAACAGCTTTGTTAAAAACCTTTACATAGCAAAGAAGCTTAAATCAAAATGACTTTACCTAACGAAATAGTCTTTGGAAGCAGACTTGTTAAGTTAGAGTTCATTGACGAAACTGAAGCAGATAAGAAAAAGATTTTCGGTGAGTTCTGTCCAAACAAAAACCAAATTACTTTAGACAAATCACTAGATAATATAGAAATGTCTAACACAGTATTACATGAGATATTTCATTTACTGCATGACGAATATAAGATTGATTTACCAGCTAAAGCCGAAGAAACAGTATGTAGTTCTTTAGGAAATGGTATTTGTCATATTCTTTATCAGAACCAGCAATTATTAGAGTTTCTTTACAAATCGTTAAAAAGATAATAATAGAACATTTAACGAACATAGTCGGTTAATATGGAACTTATTAAAAAGAAGGTTAAGGATTTAATTCCTTATATAAACAATTCTCGCACACACAGCGAAGAACAAATTACACAACTTGTTTCAAGCATTAAAGAATTTGGCTTTACAAACCCAATACTCCTAGCACCTGACAATTCAATCATAGCTGGACATGGTAGATTACAAGCAGTCAAAAGATTAGGACACGAAGAAGTACCATGTATTATAATTAACGGATTAACCAAAACTCAGATCAAAGCACTAATAATAGCAGATAACCAATTAGCACTTAATGCAGGTTGGGACTTAGAAAAATTGTCAGTAGAGATAGAAGGATTAGAAGCAGATAAATTTGATTTAAACATATTAGGTTTTGAAGATGAGTTTTTAAAAGACTTATTAGCAAAAGAAAACAAATGTCTAACTGACGAAGATGCAATTCCACAAATAAAAGAAAACCCCAAAAGTAAATTAGGAGATATATTCTTATTAGGAAATCATAAAATTATATGTGAAGATAGTTTTAACGAAAATATTGTTATTAAATTTATAGAAAATACAGACAAAAAATTTACATTTACTGATCCACCCTATGAACTAACTACAAAAGGTGGTGGTATTTTAAAAGAATCAAACTCTATGAAACAAATACAAAACAATAATGTTAATAAATTTGAACCATCTAATTTAAAACTGTATAGCAAAACTAATATTTACTTTCATAATAAACCACTAATAAAAAAATATATTGAATTAGCAGAAAACAATAACAAGTCTTTTGACTTATGTTTCTATAAAAAAGAAAATGTTGCACCTAATTATGCTGGTCACATGATGACAGACGTTGAATATATTTCAATAATAGGAGACCAATCTCCAAACAAAGGATTAGATAAAAGCTTGTATTCAAAATTATACATAGGAAAAAAAGATAACGACAATAAACTAAGCTATTCAAAACCAGTTGAACTTTGTGAAAAATACATAAAATTATATGCTAAAAATCATGTAATAGATTTATTTCTTGGGTCTGGAAGCACACTAATTGCTTGTGAAAAATTAAATAAAATTTGTTGTGGATTTGAACACAACCCACAATTTATAGATGTAATAATACAAAGGTGGCAACAATTTACAGGAAAAGAAGCTATACATGAGCAAACAGGAAAAACCTACAATTCAATCTGAGGAGAAAAAGGTAGGCAGACCAAAGCTTGATATTGACCCAGAGCAAGTCAAAAGATTAGCTAGATTACATTGTACTATGCAAGAAATGGCAGATTTCTTTGGTTGCCATAGAGATACTTTACATAACAATTTTTCAGCAGAAATAGACAAAGGGAGATCAGAAGGCAATATATCCCTTAGAAGAAAACAATGGCAAATGGCAGTTGAAAAGGGTAATGTGGTTATGTTAATTTGGCTCGGAAAGCAGATGCTAGGACAAAGAAACGAAATCCTTGAATCTGACAACAACATACCTTTACCAATTTACGATATTGTTGAAGATAAAAAAGAAGTTATTGAACTGAAAGCTGAAGATGGCAAGTAAATGTATTTTTTGTAATAAAGAAATGAACAACAAATTAGAACAGCATATTAAAGCTTGTAATAATTGCACAGTGTTATTGCTTATGAAAAAACATAACTTAACTATTAGAAAACCAAAAGCACAGATAACATTAAATACAAAGAAATATGACAAAGTTTAGTTTAGTAAAATCTGACAAGAACCCAAGAGGTGGTTTAAGTGCTTCAGGAAGAAGAAGATATAATAGAGCAACTGGTAGCAATCTAAGACCACCAGTAAGAACAAGACCAGATACGTTAAGCGAATATAGACGCAAAGGAAGTTTCCTAGTTAGAATGGGAAGTTCTAGAGGTAGATTGTTTGATTCTAAAGGTCGTAAGACAAGATTAAAACTAAGCTTAGAAGCTTGGGGTTATAAAGGTAAAAGCAAATCTGAAGCAGTAGCTTTAGGCAGAAGATATTTGAGGGCATATCAGAATAAGAAAAAGTAGTGGAATATTTTGCTATATTTTTCTTGCTGATATTTAATGGGCAGGAATATAGACCAATATTTTTAAAGATGGAAGATAACAGAACATTCCCATCTTTAGAAGATTGTATTAATTTTGCTGATAAACAAGCAGATTTAATTATAGAAAGTTTAAACCAACAAGGTATATTATATAAGGATTTGATATTCAAATGTGTGGAAGAAAAAAGCCAAAGAGCATGATTGATAAAAAGATGCGAGGAAGCCATGATCTTGAAGTAAAATTATATGAAGCATTAAAACAAAATGATTTAAACCAAGAAGAAATACAAAGACTAAACATAATCATAAAAAAGCTAGAAGAAGATTTAGAGAACATAAATAAATCAGTTAATTAAATGCCATTTAGTAAGCCACAACTAGATGTATATACTTGTCCAAATAGATTTAGAGTTTTAATTACAGGCAGAAGATTCGGCAAGACACACTTAGCCATGTATGAACTACTAAGATTTGCAAGTCGTAAACCAAACTCAAAGATATTCTATGTAGCACCTACTTATAGAATGAGTAAGGAAATTATGTGGAAGCAATTAAAGAAACTTACAACTGAAAAGAGATGGATTAAATATGCTAATGAAACAGAACTATCTTTAATACTTAGGAATGGTAGCCAAATAAGTTTAAAAGGTGCAGATAAATCACCAGATAATTTAAGAGGAGTTGGTTTAGATTTTCTATTACTTGATGAATATGCAGATATACCAGTTGAAGCTTGGACAGAAGTTCTACGACCAACAATCTCAGATAAGCATGTAACTGGTAATGTATTATTTATAGGAACACCAAGAGGTTATGGTAACTGGTCTTATGACATCTATCAAAAAGGTTTAGGTTCTGACCCTGAGTGGAAATCATTTAAGTACACAACATTAGATGGTGGTCAAGTTGATGCAGAAGAAATCAAACAAGCTATGAATGATTTAGATGAACGTACTTTTAGACAAGAATATTTAGCTTCATTTGAAACATACTCAGGAGTTGTTTACTATAACTTTAGTAGAGATGAGAATGTCAAAGAATGTAAATACGACCCACAAGCTATGATTCACTTGGGACTAGATTTCAACATTGACCCCATGAGTGCTTGTTTATTTCATGTTAAGAATGGAATCGTAGAAGTATTTGATGAGATAGTTATTTATAGTTCTAATACTGATGAATTTATTGATGAGTTATTTAGCAGATACCCTAAACAGAAAATGATTGTTTATCCTGATCCAGCATCAAGACAACGTAAAACTAGTGCTGGTGGACGCACCGATCTTACCATCTTGCAAAATGCTGGATTAAATGTTAAGTGTAAATCTACTCATGCTTTAGTGAGAGATAGAATTAATTCTGTTAATAGCAAACTGAAGTCATTTGAAGGTAAGAGAAGCATTTTTATTAATCCTTCTTGCAAAACACTTATAAATTCGTTAATGAAACAAGTTTATAAGGAAAACACAACGCAACCAGAAAAAGGTAACGGATACGACCACATGACTGACGCATTAGGATACGCAATAGAATACTTATTTCCAATCACATCTAATTTACCTAAATCGCAACCTAAAAGATTTTCATAATGGCATACACAAGACAAGACATAGAAGCACAACATCAGCATTACAAAGGAATGATTCCAAGATGGGAATATTTCATAAGATCATATTTGGGTGGCAAAGAATACCAAGACGGAAAATTCCTACAAGCTTACCAATTAGAATTTGAAAACGAATACTACAAACGAATTGCATTTACACCATTAGACAATCACTGCCGAAACATCATAGACATTTATTCATCATTCCTATTTAGAGTTGAACCTACTAGAAACTTTGGTTCATTATCTGAAGATATGTCAGTAGAACAATTTTTAGAAGATGCTGATTTAGAAGGCAGATCATTTGAAGCATTAATGAGAGAAGCACAAAGATTTGCTTCTATCTATGGTCATGTTTGGTTATTGATGGATAAGCCATCTACAAACGTAATGACTAGAGCAGAAGAACTAGATCAAGGAATTAGACCATACCTAAACATCTATACACCTGAGAATGTTTTAGATTGGCACTATACAAGAAATGATGCTGGTTATTATTATTTAGATTATTTAAAAATTAGAGAAGAACAAACTGCTGAAGGAGAATTTTATAAACTTTGGTTCTTAGATAAAATTGATACAGTATTTGTTTCAACAATTAATAGAGATGAACCAAGATTAATTACTTCAGTTCCAAATCCATTAATGAAAATACCAGCAGTTATTTTATACAATCAAAGATCACCAATGAGAGGATTAGGTGTATCTGATTTAACTGATGTAGCTGATTTACAAAAAGCAATTTACAATGAACTATCTGAGATTGAACAAATTATTAGATTAAGTAATCACCCATCTTTAGTTAAAACAAAAGATACTGATGCTGGTGCTGGTGCAGGAAGCATAATTGAAATTCCTGATAACATTGATGCAAACTTAAAACCATACATCTTACAACCAAACGGAAGTAATCTTGATGGAGTATTAAGATCAATTAATCACAAAGTAGAAGCAATCAATCGTTTAACTCATGTAGGAACTTTAAGAGCAACTGCTGAGAGAGTACAATCTGGTATTGCTTTAAGAACTGAATTTGAATTATTAAATGCAAGACTATCTGAGAAGTCTCAACTTATGGAACTTGCAGAAGAACAAT